TCCTTATTAGTTGCCTACATACACCCTAAAAACCGTCCAGAAGCCAATTTTGAGCCTCTGGACGGTATCTCCGTTTTAATCCTGAACGGTTGTAAACCAGCCGGAGTAAGCTGTCGAAGCCGTGTCAGCGCACTGAGCTTTGACGATGTTGTCGAAAGCTCTCGGCGAGGCTGTTATCTCGCCCGTTACTGTCTGGACTTCGATTCCGTCCTCTGTTGTCGAAGACTCGATATCGGGTCTCGACATCTTGCAGTTGTAAAGCGCGTACTTCGTCGCGTTTGCGTCACCCTCGAACTGGAAGAGCAGAGCGAACGCTTTCGGCTGCACATCGGCCGCCTCATAGTAGACGCCGCTCTTCGCGCCTGTGCCGACTGTCTCGCCCATGATGTCAGTCCTGAACGAATTCGGGATCATAGCAGACTCAAAATCGCCGCTGTATCCATTGTTTGCGATAGCAGTGAAGTATTTGATATTGTCTGCATAAAAGTCGTTGGTGTCACCCTCAGCACTGAGCGAGAGGTTTACGGCTCCCGGCCATTCGACCGGCGTTCCGTATGTGACGCTGTTCGTGCCGACTGTGACTGACGCATAGTGCACGTTTTTCAGTCCGTACTGAACTTTGTTAGCCATTTATAAGTACCTCCGTTTCGTAGGTAGTTTGATATAGTTTTTCGTCGTCGAGAAAATCTGTCTGCTTGTACCATGTAAGACCGTTACTCGCGAGCTTGGCCTCGATAGCCGCCTCGCTTGTAGCGTCTTTTTGCTTTGTAAAGAGTTCGATAAAGAGCTGCCGTCTGTTGACGTAGTTCGAATCGTCGGCGAACACGTCGTTCTCGCTCGGATAGTAGTACACGACATACGGCGGAGCAGGCGTCTCTGAGAAATGGTCGTATCTCCAGTTCGTAAAACCGAACGATGAGATCATCGTCGCTACTTCTGTAGTTGTCATAGTTTAGAGAGCACCTCCTCCATATACTTCTGCGTGTACTCTTCCTCGATCGCCGCTAACGTGCCTGTATAGTCGACGTTTTTCGGATAGTGTCCGCCTCCGCCTGTTTCGTGCGGTTTCTCGAGCAAGTGTGTGAGCTGATAGTCCGTGCGGTTGTAAACTGTTTCAGACAGTTTGTACGCCCCGCCCTTTTGAGCCTTATGCGACCAGCCTCGAGCGTATCTTCCGCCTGCAGGCGCTATGCCTTTAAGTTCGCGTACCGCATCTCTCGCGACGGACTTTGTGACAGCCTCCACGTCTTCGAGCACTTCGTCTCCGTACTTCGCAAGCGCCTTGTTCAGGGCGTTTGCAAGTTGTTCGGGACGGATCGTTACGCTGCTACTCATACGCCGACCTTCCTCTCCGCGTACAGCTCCATATAATCGCCGCTTCTGTATGTGCGGTAGATCGCATATCGCTTGCTGTCGTACTTGAGGATCTCCTCGCCCTTGTAGTCGCCGAAGAACACCCTGAAGCGGTATTCAGGCTGGAGCTGCGCATCGCGTGCCGCGAAGAACTCGGCCTGCGAGATAGACTCGACTTCCGCGAAGACCGTACGGTCTGACTCGGAGATGACCTCGATGCCGTATGTGTCTTTCGTGATGGTGAGTGCCACCAGTGTTATAACGTCATGCAGCATTAAGCATCACCCCAGTCTGTATAGCCTGTCGCGTTCATGAGCTGAGCCTTCTGCTCGTCGTATGACGCTTTGAGCTGGTCGTAATTCTGCGGAGCGCCGAAGCTCATCCGCACGTATGTCAGTACCGCTTTTTCGGTCAGAGCGTCGAGCGTAGTAGTCTCGACTCCTGCTATGCCGAGGTCAAGTTTCGCGGCGTCGATGTATGCTGTTATCTCAGTGTCGTATGCCGTCGTCACTATCCTCAGTGCGGTCTTGCAGTTATCTAATAATGCCATCACTGGCCCTCCTCTTTACTTGCCTTGTAAAAGGCTTTTGTTACCGGCGCGTAGGCCATGTGTCCGCACTCGATGCTCGGGTCGCAATATATCGAGTACCCTGCTCTTCTCGCGCGGATACAGAACGCGCAGTCCTCGCCCGCTCCTCCGAGCGGAGTGAACCATCTGCCCTGCCCGTCATCGTCGAGCATCTGGAAAAGACATTCTGTTCTCATGAGCACGCATCCGAAGCCGCATCCGGCTATCTCGAAGATATCTTCCGGATGGTCGTTATAGTCTTTGAATACGATGTTCCCGTCTTCGCCCTCGTCCAGTTCGCTGAACAATACCGGCGAGAACGGCGGTACACGTCTGAAATAAATGCCGCTCAGGATGTCTATCTCCGGGTGTTCGTCCATGTCTTTGAGCATCCGCTCGAGCGTGTCCGGCGGGAACACCATGTCGGAGTCGAGCCATAAGATATAGTCCGCTTCCATCTGCACGGCATATCCCGCCAGTCTGTTCCTCGAGTCGTAGATGAGCGAGCCTATAATGAAAGATACGACACAGTTGTCGACCTTTTTAAGGGTAGAAAGGCTCTGCGCGAATCGTGCGCTGACCATGTCCATACATGGTATAGCTATCAAGATTTTTCTCATTGTTCTGTCTCCTGTTTAATACATCTGTCGCTGATTACCGAAAACGGGTTAATTTAGCGAAGAAGTCAATATCACATCTTCACTAATTGAAAGTTATTGACGGATAACCATCTGCCGAATTTGTTCCGAAATTATGTGTGCCTTCTACTCCGCCGAAGAAGCAGGATACAGTGTAGTCTCCGTCAGAAACGCTTATGTCAGAAACGTACATAAATGCTGTCCCGTACACAATTATCGGAAAACTTGCTTCATTGATTTCATTCCAAGTTTTCGATAAAGTTAGCGTTTGACCGCTTTCTTCAGCCGTAACGATAAGCACTCCGCCGCTTGCTATACCGTTCTCGATATTGTTCAGTTTCGCGGAGGTCACGACATCTCCGCTTTGCCAAGTATTTTTCTCGTAAGCCATGTTGTTACCTCCGTTTAGCTTTCAAGTGTCATAAAATCGGCCTGACCCTCGTCGACGACGCTACTCTTCGCCCCGCCGCCCGGGCTTACGCTTTTGCTATTGCAACAAACGCATCCGGAGCTACGACACCGATGCCGACGAACTCACGGCCAATGATCCTGACGAGGTCATAGTTCGCGAGAGTCATGTCGTCGAACTTGAAGTCGATGCCTTCGCCGTTCGGGAAGTTCATCAGAGCGCCCTGCTCAAGGTCGCCTACGATGACATACGGCTCGTTTGTGGCAGCCGTGAACGACTTGATGCTGTTGTTGAATACGACCGGAAGTCCTTCGAACGGATCCGCGTCAAAGTTGCCGGCATACTGAGCAGCCTTGAACTGACTCCATGTGGCCTTGTTCATCATGACAACGGGGTTCGCCGCCTCGTCGGACAGCAGGCCCATAGCGTTGGCGATGAGTCCAACACCGATAGTTGTCGATACGACCTTAGGAACGCCTACCGCGTTCGTTGTCGATACTGTTCCGCAGGCAGCGATCTTGACGATGAGTTCGTCCGCTGCTTTCTTCGCGATCCTGTATGCGAGTTCATCGTAGATGTAGTCCAGGAAAGCTTCGCCTCTCAGGTCAAGCGCCTCGTCGGAGATGCTGACCCACTTCTTGATGCTCTTCGGTACGATGTTAACTGTGCCGAGAACGAGTGTCTCTTCGGATACTTCCGCGCCCTCTTCGTGGATCGTAGCGCCTGTCGAGCTGATCTCGAATCCGACTTTCAGGTTGCCCTTGATATAGGCTTTTCTGACTCTCGAAACGATGCCGTCTCTCTCCCAGGCTGTCTTTACGATGTCGTATACCATCTCAGGTACCGGGACCGTGCCGCTGGCATTCTCTGTCAGAAGAGCTCTGCATTCAGCGTCTTCGCCTGTCTTGAGATACTCCGCATAAGCGTCGATGTACTCTTTTGTATTTCTGATTTCCATATCAGCCATTTTCGGTTCCTCTCTTTTTTCGATTTCTTTCACTTCTGTCTGTGTGATAACGTCTTCCATCGCTCTCTTTTCTTCAGCGATGGCAGCCTCAGCCTTTTCGATGTCGGCTACTATGCCGGCGCGCTCTTCGAGCAGTTCCGCTGACCTTGCCTCGAGTTCTTCAGTTTCGACTTCGGGGTCGTCCAGCTTCTCTCTGATCTCGGCGAGCGACATGTCGCAGGCTTCGAGCTTTGTGTTCAGTTCTTCCAAGTTCATGAAAGTACCTCCTCTATTTTTTTCCTGAGTTCCTCTCTGCGCTCGGAGTCTCTCCGCTCCGCTTCCTCTGCCGCAAGTCTCTCCGCCTCGGCAGCCTTCTCCGCCTCAATCACTCCGTTGAAGTAGTCGCGCGCGTGTAACTCTGTTGTCGGGTTTGCCGGCCATGTGACGGGGCTCACGTCGTAGACCTTCGCGATACGGTCAATGACTCTCGTCCTCGTCTCTGCGTCGTAGTGTTCGTCGCTTATGCTGAAAGCGAACGACATCTGCGGATAGTTCCCGGCTGCTATATCTTCGAACAGGTCTCTCGCTCTCTGTGTCTGCGAAAGGTCTGAGACCTGATGAAGTCCGTGTTCGTCGATGTCGAGTCTGACTGTCCCTGCGGACGCTCTCGCATATACGGGGCCCTCATGGTCCACTCTGAAAACGACATCTGACATGTCTGCGTCATCGAACGCTGTCGGCTCGATACGCTCGTTGTAGTCTTCTCCGTCGATCTCGATAAGCTTGTACGGCTCAAAGGTCGACGCATAGCCCTCGACTAAAAAAGACGGCGTGTCGCCGTCCTGTCTGATCTCAAAGGGCATGTTCCTGTATTCCCTGTCATTCTTCATTGATTTGTTCCTCCTCGTCCTCGAGTTCGTTTACGTTCTTGTACTCGCCCCTGATCGTGCGGACATCGCCGCCCTCGACGGGCTCCAGATTGAATACTTCTCTTGCTTCGTTGATGCTGAATATGCCTCTGTCAGTAAGTTGTGCAGCGACAGCCAGTTTGTCGGCGTTCGACATGTACTGCAGTCTGTTCGCTGTGAAGCATACTTCGTTGCCTGCTGCTCTCTCGCGCTCTGTGTACATCGCTTTCGTGAGCCCGTCTGACAGAGCGATCGAGAACACTTCGACGCAGCCCTCGTAGAACGCAGACCACGAATCGCCGTATGCCTTGTTCTGCAGCACGTCTTCGTTCACGCCGAAATAGTTGTAGACGTTGTTCTGGATCTGTTTCATCTGGTCCGCGTCTACAGTGAACGGCTTGTTATCGTACTGATGTATGTCCGTGTACGTGTTCGGGAAGAGCAGCATACCGTCGCTCTCTCCGCCGAACGCAAGCGACCCGAATCGGGAGGCTTCCTTTTTCAGATCGGCGTCCATGGTGAAGTTAGACATTTTCGCCCAGAAGCGGAACGTCGCTCCGTTCCTGATCGCTTCCTCGATGCCCTGCGTGTTTAGGTCTATCATCTTGACTGTCGGCTCGAGCGCCGAGTTCGTCTCGCCGAAAAAGTCTTTCCTGTACTGATGCTGCGTCAGGATCACGCACTCAGCCAGCCTGACCGCTCCGATGTCGCCTGAGCGGAACTTGTATCTCAGCCAGGGCTCGTCCTTGTACTCGAGGACCTCGCATCTGTCGGGCAGTACAGGGAAGTACCCCGTCGTGGTCAGGTTCTTGTCCTTGACCGGCACGATGAAGGCCGTGTTATGTATGTCGAGGATCGTCGAAGTCCTCGACAGGAACTGCGGCCAAGTCTGCCACTGGTTCGGCCCCTGTCTCAGTTTCGCCTGCAGTCCTATCTTCGCCGCCCCTGTAGAGCTGAACTTCAATTTGCTGATATGTCTCGCCCGAGCGTATATCGCCGCCCGGATGAGCTCGCTCTCATATATCGAGCCCTGCCAAGTATGGAAAACAGGCTTGTATCCTGTCAGCGTTTTGAAGACCGATCCGTGCGCTGCTTTCTGCTGTTCCTTGTTCGGTCTGAAGATGTCTGTAAAAAGACCCATAAAAATTACCTCTCGTTTACACGAACCGCCAATGATAACCTCCAGCGGTCTTTAGTTTGCCGTTACAGGCACGACTAATATGTTTTATGTTTGTCTGCGCTATTGCGTCTTTAACGCCAGAATAAGTAATGCCTGTTTCGACACACAAAACAGGCTTACGTTTTTTATAGATTGGAACACCTTGCCTTGCCAAAGATATGGCGAGTCGATGTTCTTCAGTTTTTCTCTTTCCTTTTAGAGCAACGCTCTGTTTGTGACGTTGTTCGTCTGTTAATTTGAACCTTACGCCCGCTGACGGCACTTCGCCACCTGTTGAACTGTTGTAGCCAAAGTGTTTGTCTGTCGCTCGATACTCTTTGATTAACTTCTTCTCAATGTCTGCTGCAACAGATTTGTCTAAACCGCTGAACAACACATAATGGTCGAAGCCATCCCAGCCATATTTTGATATGGCTCTCCAAAAATAGTTGTTACGTTTATACCCCAATCCATTACGCCATCTATTTTCAACTGGTGCGGATGTGATGCCGACATATTTCTTATTATTGAATTTGTTCACATGAACATATACAGAATAACTATCGCTCATTTTTTAACTGTATCCCTATTTCCGAATACCATTTTTCTCTACAAACCATCGCATCGGCAAAAGCGGCAGTCCCGTCAATATGTGCGGTAGGAGAAACCTTAACAAGTCTTCCTCGACCACGTTCTACACTCATTTTTATTGCAGAGTTTAATAAATGTGCTTTCATAAGGTCGTTATCACCGATACAGACCTTGCCGTCGCGCATCAGGCCCTCCATAATCTGGAGCGTTCCCCAAAGATTGTCCCCCTGATAAACTGAATCCATTCTGAATCCATAGGCCGTCATATCTTGAACAAGATACTGTGCCGAGTATCTGTCGTATCCTACGACGAGCGGGAGTATCTCGTACTTCTCGACCAGTTCCACGAACCAGTTGTAGCAGTCCCTGTAATCGACGAAATTGTCGCCGGACGGTTCCAGGAGACCGCGCTCGATGTAGATCCGGTACGGGACCCCGTCGCGTTCAGCTGCTTCGTCTATCCTCTCGGACGGCAGCCAGAACTTACTGAACACGTTCAGACGTCCGTCCTTCTCGATAACGACACATGCTGCCGTCAGGTCCGTCGTCTGCGAGAGGTCGATACCGCCTACCGCGTAATTGTGCGAGAAGTCCTCGAGCTTCAGATCTTCGGACATGCACTTCGCGACAGTCTGCGTTGGCAGCCATGCCGTACTCGAGTTCTGCTTGAGGCAGCAATACTTCGTAATGAACTCGACCTTCTTCGAAAGCGAGCCCTCCGCGATCGCGATCTCTTCGAGCAAGTAGTCGACCGGTACGCTGACACCGAGGTTCGGATTGCTCTTCCTGAGTTCGTTGATGTCGTTCCACTTCTCGATGTCGTCTATCATGTACAGGAACGGCAGGAGCTTCGTCTCCTTGCTTTCGCCTAATAAAAAACGAGTCGCCCTCTTGACGAGCTCGTCGTATATGCTGTCGTTCTGATAGCCCGATGTCGTGCAGGAGAGCATGAGCCCTTCAGGTCTTGCGCCCATGCCCGACTTCATGACCTCGTACTGCTTGAGCCCGCCGTCGCCCTGCCAGCTCGCGATCTCGTCGCATATACAAAGAGACGGGTTGAAGCCGTCCGACTTCTTCGCAGAGAACGCGATCTTCTTGACAGTCGAGTTCGTCGAAGCGACATACAAGTCACTCCGTCTTTTTTTGATGAGCTCGTCCGCTTCCTCAACTCGCTGATGTGTCGCCTCTCGAGCTGCCTGTATGTCCTCGCGCAGTTTTCGTTGTTCGGGGTCCAGTTGGACCATAGCCCAGATGCTCTCATAAACTATGTCCGCTTGTTCGAGCTTTGTCGCTACGTTATAGACCCTGCAGCCAAAACCGCCTTCTACGCGAAAAACGTAGTTTGCGATAGCAGCAGCCAAAAGGCTCTTGCCGTTTTTTCTTGCGATTACAAGGAGCACTTCTCTGAATTGTCTATTCCCGTCCTTGTCGCAGATGCCGAATATGCAAGCGATGAGTGCTTTCTGCCAAAGTTCCAGTTTGAGCTTTCCAGGAGCGAGTACTCCCTCAACATGGAAACAGTGTTTTTCTATCCACTTGATAGCCTTGTTTGCTTTTTTTGCGTCGTATAGATACTCGCCCTCTTCAATGCCGTGTACGATACGCTCGTATATCATGAGGATCCATTTGCCCGCGATCTGCGTGCCGTCCTTTATGTCCTGATAGTATGCGAGTATGTAGTTATCCATTGACGCTCGCCCCTTTCGCAGAATTGCAGCTGAAGTGTGCGAGTTTCACATTCGTCCACGAATGTTCACCGCCTAAAACTAACGGCACGACATGGTCGATTGTTGGATATTCTCTTCCGGCAATAAAAAAACGACCCCTGTACTCGTGGTCGTTCCAGTTACATTGACCGCCGCAGATATGACATACTCCTCTATCTCGGCGATATAGACGTTCAAGCGATATGTTTTTATCGACCATCGCGTCTTGCAGTTTTATTCTTCGGCTCGTTTCATGACTTGCGTTCCACACTTTTTTAGCACACTCGCCCGAGCAATATTTCGGTCTGTCGGTTAGCACCCCGCATACAGGGCATGGATGGATGCGCGCTTTGCGTCTCGCTTCGGCTTCACGCTTTTTCTGTTCCGCCTTTGCTTTCCTTTCTGCTTCTGCCTTTGCTTTCTGCTCTGCGATTTCAGCCTTGTTTCGTTCACGTTCAATTCGCAGACAATTTGGACAAACCTTGACGCCTTTATGCCTTAAACCATGCCAGCCGTGTGTATGAACATATCCACACTTTTTGCAACGAAGGTCGACATGTCCTGCACTACCAGTATAATTTCCTGCGTACTCAAATCCCGGAGCACGTTCACTTATTATCTTCAACACATTGTCCAGGTTTTGCAGGACGCCTTTGTTTTGGGGGGTCATCCCTTTAGTGAAGCAAGTGCCTTCCGCTCTTTGCGGAGCGATACCTTTGCAAAACGATTGTGCTGAGCCGATAGACACCCTAAATTTGTCAGCGACCTCACTCATCGTATGCCCTTCTGCTTTATAGCAGCGCATAGCTTCTCTAACCGCTAATGAAATTGTCATATTTACCGCCTTTCGTAAATTGCCTTATACAAAATAGGCAGAGAAGCGGCTAAGGCTTGCCGTTTTTCGTGTAGCTATCACTATCTCTGCCTAAGTCTGTGCTTTATCGCGCGAGGGTTGGGGAAGAGAAGCC